GACTCCACCAGCATCGTCGCTCTTTCTCTTGATCTTTCTTGGTGGCATATCCACATCATCTTCAAGGTCTTCATCGGAGTCATCTCCATTTTCATCTTGATAGATTGGTCCAGCAAGAAAGTCCTCCAGAATTCCTTCTTCAATCATGTTCTTGAATATCTTGCTCGGAAAAACAAAATTAACGACAACTACATCTTTTCCGTTTTGCTTTCCCATCTCATTTGAGAAAGCATCAAGTCCTTCCACAGATGGTGGAGTTATACCAGCATCAGCAGCCATCTCCTTCATCATCTTCACCATTTCATCCTCAATACGCTTGAGTTCCTCTTCATCCTTATCTGAAATGGTAGGTACTTCCACTTTTGGTTCTTCTTTCTTTGGCATATCTTCGCTCTTGAGAGATCGTTCGTATGCTTCAATCACCTCTGTTGATGGAGGCATCTTTATTCCAATCCAACTGTTTGGTATGACGATTTCGTTTTCATTAGTTCGTCCTATCCAATTCTCAAGTACAACCGCTGCACGAATCACCCCTTTTCCATGATCCACATATGGAACCTGTCGAATCTGCATTGGTCGAAACACGCGCATTCCATTGCGGTTCTTGGATATAGTACTTGCTATTATTTCTTCGCCAGACCTTAATTTGATGAGAATATAGTCTTTCATTGCAGGTTCTCCATCTTTATTATTACAGGTCTGAAATCGAATTTTTCCGATCTGTATATCTTGATGCGTTCCGAGAAATGACGAAGAGTGTGGTTCTTTCTTGTTTTCCATGACAGATCATCACCTATATCATAAAGTTTGGCAAACTGCTTGTGTTCAGATACTCTGAGTTGCCTACCGATGGATTGCAACACGCGAACCCTCGACTTGCTCGGAGAGGCAAATACAATGTTATGCAGTCTCTTGATTGATATTCCTGTCGAGAATGTTCCATAGGACGCAACGACTATGCACTGATCGTTCTCCTCAAGTATCTTGCGAACATTCTCCCTGTCTTCTGCCTGAGTTCCACCATGAACAAAGAAGACTTTTCTGTTCTTGTCTGTTGAAATCATATCATACAAAACTTTGCCATGTTTTTCCACATACTGAAACAGAATGAGGGTGTTTCCCTTAAGACTTCTGGCGAGATCCGTTATAAACTTATTTCTTTTTTCATTGTGTATTAGCCACAGCATCTCGTCACTATAGGTATGTTTCGACATGAGCCGTCTGTCGGCTTCATCGTAATTTAGTAAAATTGCATCAATTCTAAGACTTGACAATATGTTCTTGTCTATGAGTTTCTTGGTTGATGTGACATGATAGGATGGGCCGAACAACCCCTCTATTATCAATTTGTGGCATTGCAAGCCATCAAGAGTTCCCGTAGTGCCGAATCTAAACTGGCAATTGGTCAACTTCTCCATGATTCCACTCAGAGATTTGGCCTTGTACATATGACATTCATCTCCAAATGCAACTGAAAACTGATCAAACCATGATCTTGGTTGCTTGAATATCGACTGCCATGTGGTTATCACAACTCTTTTGTCGGTATCCTTGTCTTGGCCCGCATATATCGAATGGCAATTCTTCGATACCTTCCAGTCGGTTCCATTTGAATACAACTTGAAGTCTGACTCCATTTGAGTCACAAGACCTATGGTTGGGACAATTACTAGAATTTTTCCTTCGACATTTTCAAGCATATGACGAAGAAGAAGGTAGATTATCAGAGACTTTCCGCTACCTGTTGGAGACACAAGAAGAATTCTTGACGACTCGGTTGCCCTCACCACGGCATTTCTCTGATGGTCGTGCAGAGACTTTATTCCCGAATTTGAACCAACTGTCCTAGTGAACAAGGAATCTACTTGCTCTTCTGTCAAGGGAAGATGCTGCTGCTCGGAGAGTTTGTTCTCTAGGTGATATCCTCTGTCTGCCGCGAACTTCATCACATAGTTCTTAAGACCCTTGTAGATCGTGGCTTTTCCTATATTGTATAGTTTGATGTCTCCGTTCCACTTTGTCTTTCGGTAACGAGACATGTATTTGTGATTAGGAATCTTGAAGGAGAAGCAATCGCTCAACTCCCTCGCGATTCCGCGTTCACATCTTACGCGAATGAATACTGAATCAACATCTTCAAGAACCAATGTATCCATGTAGATATTTATGGTTCTATCTCTACTCCATTGAACTTGATCTTGAATTCTCCGTCATTCAGAACCTTGCCATCATACATGAGAACTTCGACTCCCGCCTTCTCAAGTATGCTTACTCCTATAACACACCGACTTTTCCATCGATCTGGCAGCATATCCCATATTGCTTTGTGTCCGACCACCTTTACGATGCCAGCCATCACTATTGCTCTGGCGCAGTCTGGGCATGACACGAACGGGGAATATAGATGGGTGTTTGCTGTAGACAGTCCTTTGTTGGCACACCGATATATCACCGATCTTTCGGCATGTTCGATGTAGTCGTACTTTTCCTGGTTGTCTGACTGCTTGATTGATGGATATCGATTTACATCTGCCGATATTATTCCAGATGCTGGAAATACAATCAATGCGCCATTCTGCGTGTTTGTATCTTCGCTTCTTGCCTGAGCATGAATGTATGCTTGGCGAAGATACACGCGGTGTATTCCTTCAGTGACTATTCTCATGATCCACTCATGAACTTCTTCCATTCGATTGCGGATTTGATGTCCCACCCCCTGCGATTTATGGCTTGCAGAACGGACTCTATGTACTTCACCTTTTCCTTGAGGTAGGAAATCCTTGCCTCCATTCTCAGGAGATCCTTGTCTGATTCGAGATATACATCGATATCTGTGCGAAGTATCTTCAGACCGAAAGGTTGCCATCCTTTCTCTGCAAGAGTCTCTTGGTCTAACTTTCCAAGGTAATATTCCCACTTGAGGCGGCGAAGTTCCTTCTGCTCAATCATGTTCTTGTGCAGCACAAGGGATTCGTCATGCAGTATGTTCAGATATTTTCCGTGCAGTTGCGGAGTCTTCAATGACTCAATATCAAGATTGAGTTCATCGATCTGCATGTCCTTTTCTACCATTTTCTTCAGTGATTCAATATCCATGATGATGAAGATACAGTGGATTTATCCAAAGTCAAGTCACATTTTCAACCTCAAAAGTATCATAAACAAATGTTGCGTTTATGCTTACTGGCTCTGGTTCATTGAGTGCAGCATTGAGATCGAAGCCATCAAGGTTCACAGGAAATACATTCTTGAAGGTGAACTTGATGTTTGGATTTTTTGAACTGTTCAAGCAGTAGATTGTGGCATCGGAATAATACTGATCCACCTTCGGATATATCTGAGACAAATCCTCAAATGGAACTATTTTTCTCATCCAGTTGCTTATTTCCTTCCAGTTGGCAAACTCCTCATCGACCATGAAGGTCAACCTGAGTTGATCCAATTGAACTGAAGAACCAGGAACATGAATAGGCATGCTCCTCGTTGGAACTACGACTTCACCCACACTTATTGAAGGTATATTTACGGAAGTACACCAGAATGTTATGTTGGGTATTCTGGAAAACAATAACTTGAAGTTTGTGGTCTGCATGGTATTTGCAGACACAGGCTTCCTGCTGTTTGGATTGAGGTCCAATCCTTCGTCATTGATTGTATCGTATGCCATATGAACTATTTATCTGTAAAAAGAAAGTCGGGGGGATTTCTCCCCCCGACTCTTAGATCATTTACCGTTCAACTATCAAGTATTGCTGAGAGCATTCACGCCGTGGAGGTTGTCCACGCGGAAGATGCGGTAATACTGATTGTTGCGATAGTTGCTTGCCACCGAGACATTTTGAGTGTTAACGAATGGATTGACTGCCATGCCGTAACGGGTCTTGAAGCCGATCTTGGGCTGGAAGGTCGCATCGTTGATTGCACGAACCATCTGTAGTGGGATGTAGGGGCAGTAGAAAAGACCAGCGTCATATGGAGAGGTTCCCTTGTATCCAACGCAGACGAAGTCGCGAGCATTGGTATTGACTCCAACACCTGAGTATGGGTCAACATAGACCTTGATCTTGCCATTGAGAACACCGACGAAGGTGTTGCCAGTGTCATCTACATCAAGGTTGACATTGAGTGCTGGGCTGATGTTGAGGAATCCACCCATTGCGAGGGCTGAAGCAACATCTGCCGAGCAGATGATGAAGTTGCCCTTTCCACGGCGGGTGTCCTTAGCGATCACATTGGCTTCACGCTCAATCTGGAACATGAGGCCACGGAACTTCTCAGCCGACCAACGACCATCCGAGTCGCGGATGAGGTCATAGACGCCACCTGAATTTAAAAGGCCCGTAGATGCAGACTGAGCACCAGTGATGAAGTTGTAACTGATACCAGACTTATAGTAGAGATCGCTGTGCTGTGCGCCCAACTTGGCGGTTCCATAGATTGAACGAACGACTTCGCGGTTGATTTCAGCAAGGATTTCCGTGCTGAGGATGTTCGAGAGTTCAGTCTCTGCATCCAAGCCGTGAATAGCCTTGAGATCCTGAGCGAGTTCGATTGTGTACTCTGCCTTGAGAGCGCGAGTCTTTGCAGTCACTGACGCACGATCAATGGTGAATGCCATTGTTGCAAAATCACTGGTGCCGGGAGTTTCGCCAAGTTGTTCAGCAGTCGAACGATCCATTCCGTAACCAGGTTCCCAACCTTGAGTTGCGGAAATCGTGCTTGTGCTGATAATACCCCAAAGAGGATCTCCAACATATCCGTATTCGCTTGTGTTTCCAAGTCCGTTAGCATGACCAGTATTCCCGAACCGTGTAAATGCCTCGTTGAAGAGGGCTTCTGCTCCACCTTGACGGCCATTGTACTGAGACTTCATTGCAAAGATAAGTCCAGTTGGTGCGGTCATTGGCTGAACTGAAGCAACATCGTATGCCATGAGATTTGGCATTGCACGACGAACGAGCGAGATGAGGATAGGATCATATCCTGCAAGACCGCCACCGCCACCTGCATTGTCATAGGTAAGGCTGTTTGCTGGACCCACTCCGTTGGCAACTGCTTCACGAAGCGATTGCTCCTGATTCTCAAGAAGGATTGCCGTGACTGCACGGCGGTAATTGTCCTTTACGGGAGAGAGGCTGTCGTGCTCAAGCACTGGCTGCCACTTCCTTTCAAGTTGTTCTACTAGTGTGAATGTACCCATTTCTATTCTCCTATTAATTTCTGAACAATTATCTGTTCTTTAAACCTTTGCGTGACAATGCAGACATATAGTTCTGCATGATTGGACTTGATGTTGGCTCTGTCTTCTCGTTTAGTTCCTGCTCCTCATCACCTGTGTCTAGAATCACATTCTCGGTGATCTCCTTAGTGACTGGTGCTGGAGCCTTGGCGCGACGATTCCCGAAATATGATTCCTTGAGAACTGCGAGTTTTTCCTCGAACATTTCTTCTGAATCGAATTCGATTCCCTCTGCAAGAGTGCGAAGTTTCTCGACTTGAGTATCTGCAAGACCATTGCAGTGCGACTCAAAGATGTCGTCGCAACGAAGAGCAAGAACTTGCTTGCGAAGTTCCATGTTCTCAGCGACCTGCTCGTTGATCTCGTCCTTCAATTGATCGATGTCGGTTTCCATTGCATCGATTAGATCGACCTTCTCTTCTGGAATCTGAACGAAGTTTTCTTCGAAGATCTCGCGAATGCCATTGAGGAAATTCTCTGCAATCTCTGTCTTGATGCCGCTTTCAGCAACAAGACGATTTTCCTTCATCCACTCCTCGGCAATGTACGAGATGTAATCGTTGACACGACCCGAAAGTTCGTCAAGAATCTTCTCGGTGTTCTCAACGATTGTCTTCTCGTATGCTTCCTCAAGGCTGGCAACCATGGCATCATAACGCTCATTGATTGCGGCCTCAAAGATTGCCACTGCCTTGTTCTTGAATTCCTCAGAGAGTTCCTCTCCATCGAACATGGCTACCATGTGCTCCTTCATGGTGAAGTCAGACTTATCTGGAATCTTTGCAGTTCCACGGAATGGAGTCTTTGATGCAATAGTGGCCTTGTTGGAGCCAGACTTATCATCGTTTGGACGAGTAACTCGGGTTCCGCCACCCTCTGCATCGCGATTATAGGTTTCAGAGTCAAAAGCGACTTCGTATTGTTCAGTCACTTCCTCGTCCTCTTCCTCATCGTCGTCTTCATCGATAAGATCCTCTTCCTCCGAGATGACATCATCATCGTCTTCTAGGACTTCATCTTCTTCATCGATGTAATCGTCATCATCGATTTCATCTTCTTCCTCAGAAATGATCTCGTCATTTTCTAGGATTTCTTCTTCTTCGAAAAATTCTTCTGGTTGAGGCATTGAGAATCTCCTTTATCTTCCCATATGTATACAAGTTAAAGTTTTGAAAGGAAGTCCTTGAAAACTTCCAATTTGGCCTCATCCAACTCTCTTGAACTGGCCTTTTTTATTGTGTTCTTATATGATGCTATATCTCTCTCAGCAAGGACACCATTGTTCCATATCCACTCCTTGCCTTCCATGATGCCATTGACAAAGGCATTTGGGGCAGAAGGATCGGCTACGATGTCCACTGTGGCAAGATTGAAATCATCCTGTACCTCGTTGATCCCATTGACTTGCTTCAAGGAACCCATGCCTCGGGATGAAACCCCGAGACGAACTCCTTCATCGATCAGATTCTGCACGATCTTTCCGTAGGGAGTGTCGAGTACCTTTGCCTTGCCATAGACAGTGGTTCCATCCATCTTCAATTCCTTGATGATGTGTGAAGTCCTGTCCAGATTGATTCCTGGTCCTTCGGGATGACCTAGTTCACCAAGAGAACGACTTGTCTTGATATACTTGTCATTATATCTGGCAACCTCGCGCTCCATGATGGGCTTGCGATAGATTCTGCCATTGTTGTTTACACGCTCAGACTCCATGAAGATGCCACGGATATAATAGTTCTTCTTACCACCACCAGCATCTTCTGCTAATGTCTGAATGTTATCTTCCGTATGTTCTGTGATCAGTAGCATCTTTGGCTCCTTTAGCGATACTTACCTTTGTTCTTGGTCTTTGCAGCCTGTTCTGGAGTCAAATTGCCAGACTTCACCGCGGCATTGATTCGTGAACCAAGGACTTCATCCTTTGGCGATTCAACTGTTACATCCTTGTCATAGTCCTTGCCACCCTTCTTCTTTGGCTTGGTTGGCAAAGTGCCACCGCTGTAACGATTGGCAGACATATAACCTTCGCTGACTTCCTCTGAGTCGCACTCCTCACACTCGTTGAATAGTTCTGCTGCAACCTCGCGCTTGGCAAGGTCGAGTTCATCCGAGACGGCAGAGAAGATTAGATTGTTTGTGAGTTCCTTCGCCTTGACGAAATCCTCATCCATTATTGCCCTGATTAGATCTTTCGATGTTGACATATCATGTTCTCCAGTATTGGATATTTATCATTTCTTGGATGTTTGCTTCTTATCGGTGGTTTTTTCAACTTGTTCTGGTGGGAACCGCTGTTGCAAGACAGCCTGATCGTGTTGTGCTTGCAATTGCTGTTGATTCTGTAGATCACCCATAAGTTTCTGTGCATCCACCTGTGTAGTGACCTGTGATGGCATGGCTCCTTCTGGATTAATCTCCTTCTCCATAGCCATGAGTTCATCCATCTCTTCAATCTCCTCATCGGAAAGGCGAAGAATATTCTTCTGAATGTACTTACGGGAGAAATATTTACCAAGATATGGATCCGCCGAATTCACAAGGTTTAGGCGATTTGTAAGGGTTTCGTTTTCCTTTGATTCTGTGAAATAGGAATCCTTGCGGAAGTTGTATCGAATTGAGAATTGTAGATATTCCCAATCGTCCTTGGTTATGACACCCTTGAGTATCAACTGAGTCTTCAGTATTTCGTGGAATAGTTCTGAGAACTTCTTGCGAAGACGCTCAATGAATCTGAAGAACTTGAGTTCGTCTCGCGTAATTTCTGCCTGCCTTCCCATGTTGAATCCGTTTTGATCGGTTTCAAGCCGAGAGGTGGGAACATTTAGAGACTTGTAAAGTTTCTTCTGAAAGTAAAGAACATCATCCATCTGACCGAGATTCTGACCGCCAGGTAGAGTGCTGATTTCCGTTCCCTTGCCGCCTTCGCGTCGAGGAAGCCAGAAATCTTCAAGCATGGTCATGTGCCTACGCTCGTCCTTCAGTTCTCCCGTAGATGCATCATAAACCAACTTGTTTCGATAGCGGTTCATGATCTCCTTGAGATACTGCTCTGCCTTGTTCTTGGGAAGATTGCCGACATCGATGTAGAAGACTCTCCGTTCTGGAGCACGGGAAAGCCTGTAGATGACAACTGCATCCTCCACCATCTTGAGTTGGTTGAGAGGCTTGAGTGCCTTGTGAATGTATGATAGAACCCTCTTCTTGCCCGAGTCGAACAATCCGCTATGCACATAGCAAACTGAATCAACGGCAATCCTCACGCCTTTCATTGGAGTGGCTACCGAAAATGCTGTACTTGTTGGTGACTGCTCATCTCTTTCGTTGTAGATGAAGAATTCATCAACCCGAGATACTAGATCTGCGTCTGTCTTCTTGTCTTTTTTCTTCACAACATTTCGCACCTTGCGAATATGAGTGGCTTCAATTGGACGAAGTTCAATAAGACCATTGGCTGGGCTGGCCTTGTCTATGATCTTGTGGTAGTAAAGCCTTCCGTCTATGTACCACTTTCTGAATATCTCGTATCCTTTATCTTGAAACTTTAAAAGTCTCAGCACCTCATCGAACTCTTCCTGTATTCTTTTCTTTATCTTTGGTGATAGATTCTTTTCATCTATCTCCACCTCGACTGGTCTTTTGTTATCCTCATAGACTATGGCCTCATTGCAGATATCGTCTATTGCCATCTCTACTTCTGGATAGAGGGCCATCTCGCGATATTTCTTTATCATATCGCTGGTAGCCTTGATGCCACCATCGAAATCCATGTAGGAACTGAAGAAGACTCCCGATGAAATAGGCAAAGCCCCGTCTTCAAAGGCAGGAGGAGCAAACGATGCGTTGCTCGCGATCTCTTCCTGCTTCTCTGTCGGGGCTATCTTGCCAGCACGGCTGATAGTATAACCAAAAAGTTCAAATGCCATTCATCTCTCCAAGTTGTGATTAGGTTGTCAGAACCTTATTGTCAGGCTTGGTCTGAACATCAGGAGTACCCTCATTCGATGAGAAGTACGAATATGCAAGCGTGACAGTGAACTCTTCAATCTGATCATTTGCCTCATAACTGAGGTCAATAGCAGATATGTCTGTTGGAAAGCAGCCGATCAACTTGTAAGACTTAAGGACTGCTCCTGTCCTGTCAAGTTGATTAACTTGCCAATCGCAGAAAACTGGTGGGAGAAGTATTTGAGGATCTCCACCAATTGCGATATTGGTTTCCATTGTTTGAATACTGTTTACCCATGTTTCAAACGCATTCCTAATCTTAAACTTTCCATCGTTGATAATCGTTATAGTCCAGTCGGCAAAAGTCCTGTCACCAGGAACCTTGAGCCTACGACCACGATATGGAATTTCAATTACGCCAAGAGCGGATCCGGGAAGAGACGCAGCCTTGACAAGGAATGGAACTTCGCTTAGTTGAACACTTCCGATTGGTCCCTGTACTTCAAAGAGCGATGGCTTTACACCAGCACCCTGCATTCTTTGTGCGAACTTATTGATATTCATCTAGTTACCCTCTCTAGTTTCTATTTATTCGACTACCGATAGATTGAAGTCACCTTTTACAGCAATAAAGTTCAACTGAATGAAGTTGATGGACTTAAGTGGCTTGATGTAAATATCAGCCACGAATTGATTGCTGTCAATAACCTGAGCAGTGTTGTTTGTCTCATCGCAGACAACCTTGAAATCGGAGATTCCGCGCTGAGAAACAATATTTCTGAGGAATGGAATCACAAGATTGCGGAACTGCGACCTTGTGAATTCATCATTGAACTCAAAGAGCGAATATTTTGCCGCTCTTGCAATTGCCTTTTCAATTGCTATGAAAACTCTTCGCACATTGATTCTATCGAATGCGCTTGCTTTTCTAAGAAGAGTCTTATCACCAAAGAGAACTGTTCCAGATCCATCGGTGAACTCATTGAAGCAATTTATCTGATTCTTGTAAAGTTCATCTCTGTCTGTCTTGGTAAAGTTAGTCTCAAGTTTAATAATGTTCTTCAGTGTTCCTCTAGCAAATCCTGCGGGAGACTCCCAAGGAATTTCTTGAGCGCACATGATTCCAGCAACATCAGACGACAAAGAAATTCTTCTTGTCTGATTGTTGTAAGGATCGAAATACAACTTTCTACCAGTGACAAGAACGGTGTATGAATTTGAAGGAACAGTAAGATTGGTATTTCTGAAAGCAACAGTCTTGGCTGCGCTGATTGAACTAAACTGATTGGTTGCAGCGGGCTTAGGTGTTGGAACCACGAATATCGTGTCTTTTCTTGGTTCTATGACCTGATCATATATTGATTGTTCCAATACAGTTGTTGAAGTGCTATTGTCGTTTGGAACGGATGATTCTGGAACAAACAATATGTCAACTGCTGATTCATCATCCGCAAAGATATTGTATGCTGCTATCTTCTCTGCATTCGTGGCATCCGCTGTTGCCGACTGACCATACTCAAGTCGAGCATCATAGTAACCATAACGATAGAATGTATTTCCATCTGGTGTTCTATATGCAGTGAACATGTCTCCAAATGCAGTGGATGCATCTGAGTTGTATGCTCCACCACCAGAAAGTCCAAATGCCTTGGTCATGTAGACATATTGTGAATTATTGTTGATGTAGTCCTTGTAGTAGATGGATTCGCCATCAAGGTTCTTTGCATCTGTTGCCTTTGAAAGCAATTCAAACTTCTCAAGAACAGAGTTCTTTGGACCAAACTTTCCACCCGCATCAAGAACAGCAAAACTGATTTCATCATTGCTTCCACCTCTAGCAGCGGCATATGCCGATGTAGTTGGAAGTTTATCGAAAATACGGAACTCGGAACCAGAGCCTCGGCCTTCCAATGTCGATTTGGTTGTGCTTTGACCGAATTGCTTCATTCCAAATCTAAAATCATTTCTTATAGTTGCGAGAGAGACTGCTGCGCTTGGATCAAAATTTATTGATACCGTGGAACCATCTGCTCCACCACTGAAGATTCTGTTGCCGGTAAATCCAACCAACATCGACCAACCACGAAGTCCTGTGACTGAGTTAAATGTAGTTCCAAAAACAGTCTCGTCAATTCTGCTCCAGTTATTTCTCCAGACATCAAATGCCTGTCCACCAAAATACTCGAACAGATTGTCAAAATTTGTTGGTATTCCAGTTCTAGTTGCAGACACATAGTTTGTGAACACCCTATTTGGGCTTCCAAAGGTGGCACCGATTGACATTGTTAGTCCGCTGCTGCTGTAATCCATATCCAAGAACATCAAGTCAACACAGCCAGGAACTACCGATGATTTCTTGGCAAGAACATTCTTTGGTGCAAGAGGTTGATCTCCACCTATTTTGAATGGGTTGAACTTGAGATTTGTATTCCACTGCTTCAGAGAATAGTAGTTTGCATTGTTTCCGCTTGGATCATCACCGCTATTGCCAAGTGCGTAGTTCTCTGCTGTTGTTCCTGTTGCATATAGAATTTCAAAGTTTGAAGGTAGATTGGAGATGAACTCTTCTGGAGTCTCTCCATTTACAGGGCTAACCCGAACAATGTAGTATGGGAAAGTAAACGGTTGCGACTGTACTATTCCAGTAGTGGGGTTGTTTGGATCTGTTGTGTCTGAATACTGTATGTTAAAAGTAAGACCTATTGATCCGATGACGACTCCTGTTATCGAAGTTCCGGTATATCCACCAGGCAGAATGTAGTCTTGATACTGATCTGTTGTTGCGCTATCATAAGCAAGAACTCTAAGAGAGTCTCCAAAATTTCCTGGATATCTTGCTCTGAAATGAGCAACTGGTTCAATTCCTTCACCAGAGAATCCACCAAGAACAATAAATTGATCTTCGTTTATGAGTGTCTTGTGAGTTACGCTGTTTATACCTGTAATTCCAGCATCAACTGAAACGGAGTTATAGTCGGTTGCCTGTGCTGCTCTTACAACTCTTAGATTGTTTGAGTATCTCAGAAAGTTCGCAGCAGCAAGAAAGTCAGTTTCAGACATCACATCAGACGCATCAAGAGTCGGCTTGCCAAATATTGATGCAAGTTCGCTTTCGGAAGACACTGCCCGTGAAACCAATGCTGGTCCCCAGTTGAACACACCTGCCATTCCAGCAATATTTCCCGCAACTGGCTGAACAAATGTCGAAAGGTCTATCTCTGATACATTTACACCCGGACTGAGTAGGGTGGGAATTGGATTAGCCATTTTCTCTCCTTAGATGATCTCAGTGAACGAACTATCTGTTCTTGTAGCAATGAAGTTCAACTGAATGAAGTTAATCGACTTATTCGGCTTGATGAAGATGTCGGCCACGAATTGATTGTTGTCGATGACTTCTGCCGTGTTATTTGTTTCATCGCAAACAACCTTGAAGTCCACGATTCCTCTTTGTGCTTGAACCGATCTCAAGAATGGTATTACAAGATTGCGGAATTGCGATCTTGTAAACTCATCGTTCAACTCGAACAGTGAATATTTAGCAGCAGTGGATATTGCCTTCTCAAGCACGATGAACAATCTGCGAACATTGATTCTGTCGAATGCGCTTGGCTTCTTTAGAAGAGTCTTGTCTCCGTAAAGAAGAGTTCCTTCGCCAGTGAATGTGCTGACAGGATTGATTCCTGCTCCATATAGAAGGTCGCGAGCCGATTGATCTGGATTAAAGGCCAACTTGACCACATTCTTTATTGCTCCACGATTTGGTCCTGCTGGTGAGAACCAAGCCTGAGTGTTAAACTCAGTTCTTGCACACAATCCGGCGATATCGGGATTTAGAGGAACATAACGGAATATGTCATTGTACTTGTCATAGACATATTTCCATCCGCTATCCATGACAACATACGACGAATTGATGTTGTATGAAATATTTCTAGTGGTTATTACATTTGCAGTGGCTTGTGATTGAGTCTTGTTAAGAACATCTGTGAGTTTTGGCGAGACGAAAAGAACACAATCTTTTCTTGAATCAACCATGTCTGCAAGCAACTTGACATTTGTTTCGTCGGCTCTTCCTGCAATTACAAGAGCAACATCTATGGTATCCTTGTCTGCAAACTTCTGATATCCACCAATGAAAAGTCTAGTAAGGGGATTTGCTGAAGCAGAAGCACCAGAAAGTGCCTTGGAATACATTCCTGCAATTCCACCCGAGATAACTGGGAACTGTGCAGTAAGACCTTGTGGATTTGCTGCACCCCAAAGTTGCTCTATGTCTCCAACCCAAACATAGTTGGAGTTGTTGTTTATCTCGCTTACAATGTAGTTTGGAGCACCATCATCATCCCTCGCATCAAATGCCTTGGATACATTTGGATATATCTCAAGAATCTCTCCCTTGGTTCCTGTGATTGCCCCGTCCTCATCGACAACTACTACATTCAGTTCATCATTTAGACCGCCTTTATTTACGGCCTGTGTGCTGGTGTCTGCTGCAAGTTGGAACAAATCGGCATACTTGCTGCGATATGTCACCGTTGCGTTCTTTGGAATCTGGCTTGCAACATAATTCTTTATGGTGGCAGTATTGCCAGAAACTGAACTGATCAATAGAGTCTGTGAGAAATTTGAAGTTTGGAAAATTAACTTGTCGTTTTCTTCAATTCCCGTTGTTGCACCCAGGTTGATGGTGAAATCAATCTTATTTGCCCCTATGGATGCCGTGCTACCAACAGTCAAAGTGGTCTGTCCGTTGTTGTCAAGAACTATGACTTTTAGCGAATTTCCCAAAACACCGGGATACTTGGCATAAAATGCCGCAGGTAGATTGCTCTCTGCTCCGAACACATCTTCGTTTAGATACTGAGATCCTGTTGTTCCGTTCGAATTGGCATTCCATTCGTCAACACCCACTACACGGACAATCTTGAGATTTCTTCCGTACTGTAGAAAGTTCGCTGCGCAATGGAAATCGACGCCATCTTCGCTCCTGAGTGGCTTTCCGAACAACTGTACCAGTTGATCCTCGGAAGTCACTGTTGTTATCTTCTCTGCCGGACCCCACTGAAATGAACCAGCGATTGCTCCAGTTGCTGTGGCAACATTTGGAACAATAGATGTCAAATCAATTTCTGAAAAATTTACGCCCGGGCTAAGTTGTACTGGTATTCTGCTCATTTATTATCTCCAGACAGTTCTACTGTGATATGTAGGATTTTGATGATTTGAGTCTCAATACCAAGGATTTCTTTCCCGTTCCCTATCTCGGAACCAAAGGGTTCCGTCTGAGGACTTCTCTGTTGGTTCGGGATCATCTACCCCATCATCTACAAAGCCAAATGGGGTCATCTCCTCCTCAACCTGCTTTATCTTGTCCTGATAGATGTCCTTACGAATGTCAAGACTAGAAAGATCCTTGAAATATGGCTGACTTGACAGCCATCCAAAAATCACTAAAGTCATGATGAGGTCGTCGTGATATCCCGTTTCGGCCTCAAATGAGTTCTTCTTTGATACAAAAGAGAACATTTCTTTGATAACATCAAAGTCCTGTACTATTATTTTCTCTCCCTCAACAAGGGATTTTAGGATCGAACATCCAGTCCTCTTGACCACTTCACTCATTCTTACGCCAAACTGACTGACTCCACCGCCAAATCCCCCGTCAAGAACCTGTCCTTTTCTTCCTCTAAGGGTTGCAGACAGAAGATTTTCATATTCCAATTCACTGTGCAGAATCTCAGCAACCTGTCCACCCATGTCGTTGATCTCAACGAGGACATAGGCATTATTGTATTGCTTTGCGGCAGCATGGATGGCATTGGGGAAAACCATGGGAGACATGGTATTGTTCTTGAAAGTGGCAACCAGCCTGTAGGGGGTTGTTGTGATATCCATCACCGTGAAGGCAGAGTAGTCGATGTTCTGTCCGCGAGAGACATCCACGCAGATGACATAGGTGTGCTTTTCCTCTGGCTTGGCATAGACCTTGAATCCCTCTCCGTTCTTATAGATCGGATCAATGTATGCCAATGTCTTCAACTTTGACGGGGATATCAGGGTATGAATGGATCCAACGAAATCGCAGTTATGGGAGACAACATCGTTCGTATAATACAGATTTCCATTTTCTACATTAAGTAGATCGAAGAGTTCAATTTCATCATCAACGAAGTCTATATGTAAGATATCTTTTCTTTTGCCGTCTATGATATCTGTAGATCGCAGTTCGTGTGCAAGTTTTTTCTGACCAGAGACAATGAATGGGTGTTTCGGAGAAACCTTGAGTTCCGATCCATCTGTAAATTGAATGTGGATATACCCGTTTCTTGTGAATTTCTGCACATGAGAAAAGAGTTGGTTGCCCGATGGAGTTGAAACTCTTAGTTGTTTATGGTTTGCTACGACGGTCATGATTTAGATTCTCGTTTATAAATGAGAGGCACTTCTTGATTGTCTCTTCCGGATGTTTGTTGAATTCGCAGTAATCGACACGGAGGATTTTGTAATTTCTAGTTTTTAGATAATCATCTCTGACTAAATCTTTTTCTTTGTTATGCCATGTAGAACCATCGAATTCTATGTTTAGATGCTTGAGTTTAAAGTCCAAATAATAATTTTTCTTATTCCGTAATGGGTGTTGGAAAGGATCATTGTGGAGAATACAAACTCTATATTCTCCTCCCTTCGTAGCGTAACGCGCCTCGTTCTTCAACTCTCCTGTCAACTGCTCGCAGATGGCATCGAATAATTTTTGTGAAGATGTAGATACTTTTTCTGGTAAATCGTTTACCAAATAACAAACCTGTTTATCACTATTCCCATATCCTTTTTTGAGGGTATAAAACTTTAGTGGGATATTTTCCACGATACATGCCCTAACCTCATCTGCTTTGAAGTTATGGAGAATGCGATATATCCGTTCTGTAACCTTATCGCTTTGCAAAATATGATTCTTTGTCCAATGTTCGATGCTCTTCTCTAGGCTTGGGTCGTGATGTATCACTTCTGAAATACTTTGAGAATAGTGTTTTTGGAGCAAACTGCACCTTCTCTTCGTTTCTTTGTGAGTTAGTAATTTTGCGGTTGGTAGTTGAAAATCCCTAGACCAAAAATATGCCGACAAATCCTTCTTCGAACACCCCATCTCCAACGCATCAAGAAATGACTCCGAGCGTAATAGTTTTTCGATGCCTGCGCTTTTATCTTTGAAGTATTTGGTTTTTGCTATTCCGTGTTCGCTCAACCAACGATTTATTGTTTTCCTAGACACGCCAAAGTGTTTGGAAAGGGCATTTGCACTTTTATGTGCAGTAAATGCATCAACTAGGATGCTTTTGGTTGGGGTCTGATGAATGCAAGTCATTGTATAGTTCTCCGAGAGTTGTCTCGGTATTATTTATAATGATTTTGGTTTCAGATGATAAACTTTCAAATTCCGTCCTGAACTGCTCCTCCGAGGTATTGGCAATAGTCTCTTCCTTCCACTTCTCATCACGCCCAGGTACATCCGACCAATGCACATCGATTGGAATGTATGAGTTTCTCTGATTGGTGGCATCAGTCCACAACTTGTAGTAAAGATTCATTCCGTGGGGAGTGGAGACTATGAACACCTTTGTCTCCTGACCCGATGAGATGGTGGGGTAGACTGAAGAGAAGAACTCCTCTGCCACATTCTGAGGAACATAAGCAAACTCGTCAAGGAAGATCATGTTGAAAGATCCACCACGGACGGCAGATGATGAGGTGGCGGATGCAAGAACCCTTGAGCCATTCTCAAGTTGAATCGATCCCTTGTTCCATTCAAGCACACCCTGCTGCAACCACTTAGGAAGATACTCGTATGCCAACTTGAGGCGCGACAATAGTTCCCTAGCCGTGCTAAGTTTGTTGGCTAGGATGGCTACATTGACGCTCTGATTGAACAGGATGTAATGCAGCATGTATGCCGTGACAGTGGTGGACTTGCCGCTCTGACGGGGCAACTTGGCGATCACGAATCGATTCGTATGAATCGTCCTGACCATCTCTTCTTGAAAATCATAAAGTTCAAAAGGTACTAGACCTTTATCTAGGCTGACTATCTTCACATATTTCTGTATAAAATAGATTGGATCTCTTGCACACTTGGCGTATTCCTCAAGTTGCTCCTTTGTCCAATCGATCTTGACATCCGTTGCCTTTAGATTTGGATTGCCAAGGTAGTTCTTACTGTTCTTGGTATCAGCCATTGTCTATGATCTTCTTCGAAGTGTCGATGATGTTGTCTGTTTCCTGCAATGCCTTGGCAAAACTTCTCTTCGGATTGATCAGTTCCTGCAACTCCTTGGTGGATCCAAGGAATATTGCATTGGTAGTATTGTTCGTTGTCTTTGTCTCGTACTTGTCTTCCTTGATGGTCTTCATGCGTTGATGAAGTTCGACAAGATCTTTGTTGGTTTCCGCCACGGCCTTGATCATCTGAGCCACAACTTCGTATGCTCGGGGTGAATCTCCCTCGCTGGCAACCTTAAGAACACCATCTATGGCTTGAAAACCGAGGTTGACAAGTTCCTTGAGATTCTCTCTTGCCTTTTGAAAGTCCTTGTCAACCTCTTCCATTTCGACCTTGACCTCAACTGCGTTTGGTGGTTTGACCACAATCGATTGAGGTTCTGGCTCAATATTGAGAAGTTGAGATAAGTTTTGATCCATGTTACTCATTGCGAATATCGATTCCTTACCACTAGATAAGAGTTATGCCTATAACAATGGTTTTTAAAAAATACTCAGCCGTGCTTCCCGCACCAGTAGTTCCCGCTTCATACACAGTTGTTGTAACTTTGTAATTTTGTAGAAATGAGTTTAGATTAGTTTCACCTGTCATGTTGCACCAAGCAAGTTGTAGAAATTGAGTCTGCTTTCCTTGATTAGACCAGATGGCTTAATTGGTCCATAGATGTAGGACTTGGCAGTGAAGGAAAGGGTGTGTGTTATGAGTCTTCTTGTCTCAAGATCTCCCTCATAGTCTTCCATGCTTGTGACACTATTTAAAACTATTGGAACATCTATACTTTGTTCCAGCGAATTAAAGTTTAGACTTACGGTGAAGTCTGGCGTGAAGTATGGAACAATCTGCTCGACTATCTGATATCCGTCGTCAATTGATCTAACCATGACATTCAATGAAAACTCTATGTTGTATGGAACTCCACTGTAGGAATATGCATATGTTATTCCACTTTCTGTCTTTGCATTGTACTTCTTATTAAGGCTGTTTGTCTTTCTTCCAATGTCATAGTTCATTGATGTTATCTCAAAACCAATTCTCGGCAGGATATTCTCAACCGCGTCCTTTGAATCCAAATTGTCAAGTTCTACAATTTTTCTATAAAACTTTTCCTTTGGACCATACGATATTGGAACCTTGATTTTCTTGAGTTCATTTCCAGATGCATCTGTTCTAGAAACATATATCTCATCGAAGATTGATCCGAAAGCAACCACAAGTTTTCTCATACAACCATGATAGAAGTGGGTAAACATCAGAAGTTACCCTCCGAGAACGGATCTTTCTCACTGAAGTCTATGATGTTGTTTGTCTTTCTCTCAAGTTCAAGAAGATCTGTGTCATCCGCATATGTTTCAAGATAGTTCTTTTCGGTTATTACATCCGATCCAAATGCCGCACATGCTCCAGAGTTTACTCCCTTTATCGGTAGCCCCGCCGATATTCCGCCAATCTCAGATCTCAATTCAAGAGAGTTTGTGATTGAATCAAAATTGAGAACTGTTGCCTTGTATGTGCTGTTAGACTCAGATGCACCTTGATAGACAATCTCTCCCTCATAAAAGGAATGTCCAGTTCCGCTAAGATTAATTTTCCTAACTGGTGTGACAAGGTCAGTTTCAATCTTATCGACTTCCTTGATCTTAGTGTCGAGTTCTTCACCAGAGTAACGGAAGAGTTCACAAGATAATTCGTAGGCAAAGTACGAGTTTCTTACACCAACATACTTTATCTCATACAAACCACCATACTCAGGAAAGAAAATCAGATCACCTTCCTGTGGGCTATCTATAGTTCCATATTTAGATGCCTCTTCAGTGAATCTCTTCTTCGAAACCATCAAAATTAGAGAATCTTGAAGATTTATTCCAAACTTGTCGATGATTTTATTCTGAGATTCAAAAAACTCATAATTGCTCACAAACATCTCAATCTGAAAACTCTTATCGAACTTGGAAATTGGGTCTTCACCAAACAACTGGTCCAGTTTCTGAAACTTCCTAAAGATGTAATGAACATCAAAACCATATATCTTCACCTGTTCAGCAACAAGTTGCTCGAACAAATTCGATTCGCGGGATGATACCTTGAAGTAGTTGTTTCGTGCCATTATCCCACCATGAAGTCAACGGGGAGTTCATACTTACTTTGCACCGTTTCCTCTATCTGAGTGAGTTCATTTGATGCATCAAGATACATTGCTGCGGCATCGAACCGCGCTCCACCAGGAAGAGGTATATTAGAAAACTTGCTCAGGTTAGCAGCCCATTGTCTCTTTATGAGGGCGGTGACATACCTCTTTAGCAGTATGTCATTGTATATTTCCGGATATGTCTGTGGATTAAGTGCTATATGTGCTTGAACAAGCAATTTGTCACCGACATGAAAAGTCTCTGACCATCCAGTTTCTATCTTGAGTTTATTTGTAACTCTGCTGAAGGAAATCTGCTTGTCTGGACTTAGAAATTGCTGCAATAGGGAAATGTATTGCTTGGTTGTATCATAGTAGTTGAGATTCGATGTGCCAGTAAGAAATCCGTTGAAATAATCGTTCAACATCAACTGATATTGAACACTGAACATTCCACTTTGCATTCCTTGATCCGCAAAGAAAACCTTTGTTATGCTGACTATCTCTCCACCACTGGAACCTGTAGGTATGTTGTTTGTGCTTATATACCTGTTGTCCATGTCCTGCTGGGTGATGACATATGGAAGATACGCTTCCTCAACACCATCAAAGTGATATTGTGAAAAGAATTGCAATGCATCATCGATACGATCCTCGACCTGCGCATCGTCCACATTTATCTCAATTACGGGAAATCCGAGCCTTCTGAGGGCATAGTCCTTGAGGTCTTCTCTTGATGTTATTGTCATATCTACCTCCTACTATCCCTGAGACTTTGAAAATACTTCTCGTCGTTCTCTCTCTGTGTTCTGCACAATCTTATTTCTGGCAGATGAGACAAAAGCCTTTCTGCGTAATCATATGGAATCTCAAACCCAACTTGATTCCTGCCATTCGAGCAATAGTGCCTTTCTCCATCGTAATAATGAACTTTATACGAAGCCTTGTCATATGATGAAAGAACCGATGTCACATCAGATAGTAAAAATTTCTCATTGTTTATGAACACGACATCATCAAGTCTTCTGAACACCATGATAATTAGATCTTATCTGTTCCAAATCCTTCTTCTGCACCAATTACTGGGGAATAGGTTTTTACTTTTGTTGGTTTATTTGTCCTGACAATTTTCATTTCATTATTTGTGTTGGCTGTATTAAGTGCGACAGCAGTTTCATCTAATGCCTTTTTTATTCTTGCCTCATGGTCTATTAAATCCAGCCTCAATCTGGAAATTTCAGTTGGAGTTATTTTTCTTGTGTACCCAAGAGCATCAACAAATTCACAGTATGAAGAGGGAGTTATTCCCTGAGTAACATAAAGTCCTTGCTCCATTACATAACGATATGCATAGGAGTTTGGCTGTATGAATAGAGAAGTATTGTCTCCACAAACACCATAACAATCTCCTTGAGAGAACAGTCTTGCAAATGGATTTTGTCCTAAGTATGTTTCTCTAACACTACCAGAAGAACCTCTATTTCCAGCAGCACCTTCTATCAAATACATTTTTTCGATTGATGACTCATACAGCAAATCGTTTTTCTGATGTATTCTAAAATCAGCAGTTCCAACCTGTGAATCAAAAATGTAATTTAGATTAAATGAAAAATCAAATCCGTGGGCATAATATAGCGGACTTCCGGTATTTTCTATTGGTTTAATATACGGAATTACTATTGGTCCATATCCAGTTGAAAATCCTGTTGCATCAGAATAACCAGTTGCTCCAACAAAGTCTTTTCCATATCTCAAAATATCGTATATTCCAACATCTACTGATCCAGGAAATACAGGTCCAGATTCTCCAAACCCTTCCTCTGCTTTTGCTAATACTTCAGCAGTGAAATACTCGGTGCTTTCTGCATAAAAAATTGATGATGGCTCCTCGCCATTAAAGTTCATGCTAAATGCAACCTGAGAATTTCGTGTGAATCCTTCCAAGGTAGGAACTCCAAGTGTTCCAGATCCATATGGAAGATAGCCATATCCAGATGGTCCAAACAATCCTCCCGTGGTTCCTGAGTGTAGAACTCTTATGGAATCCAGGAACCCATCAAACGCCTCGGTGCCATCTGTATTGTTTCCGATGTAGATTGGATTGTCATATCTAACTTCTGGAACGCTGCCAGCAGTTAAACTTTGTGAAAACACATTTACCCCATTAAAATATCCAGATAGTAAATAATGTCCCGCTGTGTTTCCATTTCTCACCATTGCAACGGCTACATGATGCCACTGATTCAATGTTATTCCAGCAGTTGCAACTATATTCTGTGTGGCGTTATATCCAGAAGTTAAACCATAGTATTGCCATGCAAACTGAAGAAAACCTGCCGAACTATCAAATCCAATTTTCCAATTTGCATACTGTCCAACCGGACCCTTTTGAAATAAAACAAAGTTATTGGAAGAATTCTGTGGATAAAAGAATGCCTCGACAGCAAAAGACCAGGTTAACCCTGCGCAAATATTATTGTGTGGGGTGGTATAACCACCAATTGAATCTTTACTTATATTTCCAACAGTAATAAATCCACTTGTAAAACCTAAATTGCTTCTGGTAAATTTTGCGGAAGTTGGTCCAAATTTACGAACTGAACCAGAACTATATGGAGTTAAAGAACTTAAATTTGGATCAGAACTTCCTATGGTCTTGGTTGTAGTAATATCCTGATAAATGTAGGATCCGCGTCGAATCAATCTTCCAGGATCTGGAATTGCGAGTATGGCCTCATATCTTGGGTCATATATTTTATTTTTACTTGGAGGATTGGTATACGCCACAGAACCGTCTGGTAGAGTAATAATGTCTCCACATGAAAATGCAGAATCTGCCGCTGATCGCACAGATCTTTGACTTGTATTGATATATCGTTCATCTATGAACGCTTTTGCGGCGGGAGTACTCAAAAATACCGAATTGTCATATGTCATGGTGTTGTCTCTATAGGACAACTCTGAGACATCTATTAGTCTTCCAAGTCCGTCGAAGGTACATATGCGATATGGCATAGTTATGGTATCTCTTATATTTTATTAGGGATTATTAGGTAAAACAGTAAATAGTCTGCTAAGTTCGCTGAGTCTAGCACCTGCTCCATCGCTACTCAGATAAAACAAAGCACCGGAACCATTTTCCGCTTTTCTCATTGTATATGGGGCTTTAACAGTTGCATAATTTACCCTACCAAAAGCCATCAGTTGAAGCAATCCAGTTCCGGACAGATTTGATGCAGCAAAATCTTGCACAGCGGAATTGTAAATATTAGCATAGTCAAGACACTGTGAATATGGAGTCCACATGTAACTGGCTTGGGGAATCACATTTCCTATTGGAACACCGACATTTTGGAAAGATTGATTAGTCAAAGTTAACACAACAGAATTAGGAAGCACAGTTGGATCAACCAAAGACCAAATAAATGCAATGTTCGCTGGATTTTTTCCTGGTACTCCACCGCTTATGTTGGATGAAGACAAGTTGCTTGTTACATTGTTCACATAAGACCCATAGGCAGAGCGGAAATGAGTTGGAATTGGCGAGGGTAGCAAAGCCCAAAGATATGTCATTGTCTCATGGTCTGTTAAACCGGCATGTGATGAATTAAGAAGATTGATTCCAAAACCCCAAGGGAAAATAGATGAGCACCTACTCAATGTCAATGTGCTGTTATCTGTACCAGAAAAAGAAAAGAATGATATTGCAGAAGTAGACAATGATGCATCTATAACAGATCCAGCAGAAGCATTGAATCCAGCAGTTTTGTTTAGATAGGCCGCACAGTTATTCACTTGCATGGAAGAACCATTGGAAGATTGAAATCCAACAGATCTATTGAAAACTGAAACTGACGAGTTTATGTAAAATGAAGATGAAGCACTAGTCGAATATCCAATTCCAATCGATGCTGGATACAGAACTTCATATTGGTACGGACCAGTAAATGAGCCTGGAACCACAGAATATATTCCATTATTGACCGAAACTGTTCCGGGACCAGTTCCTAACAGATTACTACCCAAATCCAAATTGATTGGATTTGGCTCAACTAAACCCGAAGTTATGTCTGACAAAATTGGCATATTGACTTATCCTTGACCTTTAAGTTACTCCAAATGGATCTAGTGATTCGGCCACACCTTTTCTTACGACTACACTCAAAGTCTTGGACCTGGATTCCCAGTCCCAAACAGTTCCTCTGAGTGGTGTTCCTGGTATATTGAATGTCTGTCCTAGTATGAAACTCTGATCACCAAATTGAAGAGTCGATCCACCAGAAAATCTAAAAACCATCATGGATGAACCATTCCAACCAGTAAAACACCTCTCCGCAGAAACCACCGAAGAATTACTAGAAGCAATTCCAACTCCACCCATACCGGTACATACAGATCCAAATGTTCTTACTACACTTTTATTTCTTGCAACTATTCCATGTGAACAATTTGACATAACAGCAACACCAAGATTACATCTTGTTCCATCACTCAATAGAATAGCACAATGAAAGTCCTTTATTCCTACATTATTCATAAGACCAATGCCAAGACCAGCGGGTTCTCCTTCGACTTCATAGCCCAAATCCGAAGCAATACAATTGAGGGCATATTTATTACTGGTATTATTTCTTTGACCGGAGGACTCTGAAAGAAGAGCATAATGATACAACATTTGCCTACCATCAAAAAAGATGTTCTTTATCTTTCTCAACCCAGAAGATTTTATATTCAATATATTACCAAATCTACGAAATACCGTAGGTAGTATCTTTAGTGTAATTCTATTCGTGTTTATTGTTCTTCCGCCACCAGGAGTAATTGTTGGAGAAATCAGCGTATAACCTAGGTTTTCCGAGTATTGATGATAGTTATTAAAACCTCTTATAAAACCATCATTTAAAACTGTTCCATCTGGACCAGTTGCTGTATACCACTGATTTGGGGTGCTCGCGAATGCGTCATTTACTTGGATTGATCCGGTTCCAGACCAGTATAGAGTCAAACCCACACCACCATATGCCCATGCAGTAGGAACATTGAAACTGTTGTTTGGAAAATATCCCTTTACAAAATTTAAAGATGCAGTAGCACTTGCTATTCCTGAAGTTGCGGTAGTTCCATAAAATCCAACAGGCGTACCAGTCATGTAAAGACCGCGATACGCCGCGCCTGCCGCGGAGGCACTTCTTAACAGCCATTGATTTGTAACAGTTACATCAGCGTCTTGTGGAGCGGCACAGACACCAGCAGGAAATACACTGTTTATCTGAGGATTTCCATAATATCTTCCATAAGATACTGGACCAGCACCAGCACCAATATGAATCCAATCATCCCTAATGCTAGAGACTATTCTTAAAGATCCACTAGATCCGGCACTTACTCCAATAAGTGAGTGCGCACCAAGAAGTGCTGCTTGCCTCACGATATTATTTCTGGGGTCATTTGGATAGGAAGCATAAAAGTACGCGGGATTATATGAATCGTTGTACACAAGGTCATAATCTTCTATTACAACCCCATAGCCTTGTACATTATAAATCACTCTATTTACATCAGAAAAGAGTGGAGTTGCATCTTGAGGAGCAACAACAAATAAATTTATCTCATGAGTAACTCCACTGTAATATCCATAATAAGGATTTCCAAATGTAAATCCAAATGTTCTATAAGAGTCAACTCTGCGAATTGCAAAAATTTCTGGTTCTGCACCAATCAAAGCAACTCGTTCTCCCTGTGGATGAGTAAAGTCAATTTGATTTTCTATATCATAGATTCCGGCACTAAAGTTTATAGTGACAAATCCAGACTCAGATATGACCTTATCATCAAGCCAGTTTAGTGCTCTTTCTGGAGTTCTAAACGGAGATAGAGGTTCAAGGCCGGTGTTCAAAAGATCGTCGCCGCCTGGACTTACATAAAGATTGATAGGGTTGGCAATCAGAACCTTTGCCGTATCTGCATCTGTTGTTTCTATTCTTACTCTATGTGCGGAAAATTCAGCCATCTTATATAAATCCTTTTTACAATCCTGTTCCACCACCATATACGGTTACATTAAAATATGCAAACGCATCGCTCAATGTTGAACCTATAACATCATAAACCTTGATACCAAATGTGTCTCCACCATATCCATATGGATTTGCAATACACATGCTTGTAGCGCCGGGATTTGTCTGTCCTATAGTTGCTTCAATTATGTAGGAACCAGAATCACCACCTGTACCAAGATCAAACTTCAAATCGTGTGTGAACACATAGTTTCCCTTTGCAATCCTGGTAATTCCCCAAGTTCCATAGGCTGCACCGTAGTCTACAGTACACCCAACACCACCGATGGCTCGTAGCCACCTCTTTGCCGTATTTTTTGCAATGACTGCCCCACCACCAGATGGTCCAAGTTTATACAACTTGGCATAGGAGTCTTTTCTGGTCTTAATAATCCAATACATCACCACATACGGAGGAATATTATTGTGACCAATATCAGATCCGGAATTTTGAATAATAACACTAACTTGTGGTGTTAAATTGTTGGTTGATACGGTTATTTGTCCATCTATGATATGGGAGTGATTACCAGCAAGAGACGATCTTGATCTATCCGCCTCCATATCTTGTCTGCCTTGAAGAATGTACGACCATCTTGCACCTACGGCATCCATGAAGGCCAGAGCACTTCCCGCGCTTATCGGAGATCCATCCGTTGGCTGAGAGGCAACCACAAGATGTCTGTGATCTCCGGCAGCACGGGCAGTTAGATTGTGACCAACATCAACATTTCCCGTGAGAGTCACACCCGCATTTACAGTATGAGTGTGTACTGGGAGTTCTGGTAGAGTAAGCGTATGGTACTCTTCTCCACCAGGCGTTGACAGCCTGTATGTCCCGAATGCGGTGTTCCTGCTGCCTGTATATCCGCTTGATTCACCTATTATGAATCTAGATCTCAAGTCTGGTTTGTTAAACTTGGTTGGGAGATTAGAAACCGATGAAAGGGTGTACACAGATCCTACAGTGTATGCTGCCTCAGTTGTTTCAACATAGAATCTTCCTTGATTTCCGTTTGACAGAT